ATCCCCCGCCCCACCCTTGACCCCCGTACCCCCCTTTTCTTTAAATTTAAAAAACTTCGTTTTTTAAATTACGCCGAGCCGTGATTAGTTGAAAACCCCTTGACAAAGTTTAGAATCTCAGGCAAAGTACGAACATGCAGCCAAACTTATCGTTCAAAGTTCTCAAAAACGGATTCGAAAATAACGTGATTCCCCCAGCAAAGGGCGATGCGGGATGGGATCTCGTAGCAGCAGGAGAGCCAACTTTTGTTTACTCTGACGAAGAGGGTAAGAAAATTTTGTATGTCGAGTATGACACAGGAGTTGCGATCCAACCGCCAGATGGATTCTTCACTCTTTTGTTTCCAAGATCTAGTGTAAGCAAATATAATTTAGCGCTTTGCAATTCTGTCGGCGTGATCGACAATGGGTATCGGGCGTCAATCAAGCTTCGTTTCCGCTATCTCGGCAAAGGCAAGCCAACCAAAAATTCCTTGATTTACAAAAAAGGTGACAAGATTGGGCAATTGATGTTCATGCCAATTTTTAATTTTGTGGCGCATCAAACCGAATCATTGGACGATTCCGAAAGAGGTCTTGGCGGCTTTGGAAGCACAGGAAAATGAGATTGATGCCAGAAAAAATGGACGATCTTGACCTGATCCAAAAGGTCAAAAAAAGCGGCGATAGCGATTGCTTCATGGAAATCGTCAACAGACATTCTGGCATTTATTTGCAGATGGTACACAGCTATGCGCCAAGAGAAACTGCTATTGATAATTTTTATGATTTAATGTCGAATAAAGAATCAAATATTTTTGATGCGGTCAAAGCTTTTGATGAAAAGCGCAATATAAAGTTTTCAACTTATCTCGGAAATCACACAAGATGGCTTTGCTTGAACTCCTCAAACAAGCGCCGCCACTTGCCAATGGAGGATAATTTTGACTGTGAGTTTGAAAGCTCAGAGCCCAAGCAGTTGGCGGAACAAGAAATGTTGCGAGACATTCTAAGTCAGCTTTCGAGCTTGGAAGACAAAAGAATTGAGAAAATATTTAAAATGAGATATTTCTCAGAAAAGAAAAAGCTTACCCCTTGGAGAAAAATCGCAAAAGAACTTGACTTATCGATTCAAGGATGTATCAATATTCACAACCTAGCCTTCAAAAAGCTTAAAAAAACCTACGTTAAAAAAAATGATTAATTCAGTAGTACTAGCAGGAAACGTCGTTGCGGACCCAATGGCCCGCAGCACTTCAACTGGAAAGAACATCGCTTCTTTCCGCTTGGCAGTTAATAACCCAATCAACGACAAAGACACAGTTTTCATCGATGTCGATGTATGGGAGAAGCAAGCTGAGTTTGTGACAACTCACGTAAAGAAGGGCAGCAGCGTATCCGTCATTGGTCGCCTTAAGCAAGACTCTTGGGAAAAGGACGGTGAGAAGAAGACGAAGATTCTTGTTGTTGCCGATAGAGTAAACTTTGTTGGCGGCAAGAAGAAGGACGGAGCAGAGACTGAGGATGCCCCTCCTGCACCAAAAGCAGCCGCAAGACCAGCAGCAAAAGCTCCAACAAAAGCTGCCCCAGCAAAGCCTGCTCCCGTAGAGGCTGACGAAGACGAAGTTCCAATCTGATGAATATCCTCTTCGAAGCTCCATTGAATCAAGTTTCCTTTGGAAACGTAACCTATAACATCTTAAAGGTATTCTTTAAGAAGGTTCAGCAAGATCCTAGTTTTAAGGTTTCGTATTTTCCCATTGGGAATATTGAATTGTCCGCTTTCGACAAGATGCCAAAAGACTTTGCTCTTTGGGTAAAAAGCCTAGTTGATAATAGATTTACCAATCTATCAAAAGACGCTATTACCCTAAAGCTTTGGCATATCAATGGAGCCGAGAAGAGAATGACATCGCGTCAGGTGCTGCTGACTTTTTATGAACTTGATCAGCCAACTGTTGCAGAAAAAGCAATAGTTGGCTTTCAAGACGGAACCCTATTTTCTAGTTCTTATGCGGCAAATTCTTTTATTGCCTCTGGTTGCCAAAATGTTCAAAGCATTCCGCTTGGATTTGATCCAGACTTTTACCTTACTGGCAAAAAGTATCTAGAGGGAAAGATTAACTTCTTGCTCATGGGTAAATTTGAGAAGCGTAAGCATACCGATAAGATTGTAAAGATGTGGGCTAAAGCTTACGGCAATAATCCAAAATTTCAACTTACTTGCTGCATTATCAATCCATTTCTTCCCAAAGAATTTACTCAAAAAGTTATAGCTTCGTATAAACAAATGGCTGGTAATATTAACGTGCTTCCATTTGTAACAACAAACTCAGAAGTTAATGACATCTTAAACTCGGCGGATATTGATCTTAGTGGTTTAAGTGGAGCAGAGGGCTGGGGCTTGCCAGCTTTTAACGCTACTTGCCTCGGCAAATGGAGTGTTGTATTAAACGCGACAAGCCACAAAGATTGGGCCACCAGAGACAATGCCATCCTTGTTGAACCAAGTGGGAAAATCGAAGCTTATGATGGCACCTTTTTCAAAAAAGGTTCCGACTTTAATCAGGGTAATATTTATGATTTTAATGAAGATGAAGCGGTTCAAGCTATTCAGAAAGCCGTAGCTCTCGCTGAAAACAAAGTACTTAATCAAGCTGGAATCAAACTGGGACAAAATTTCACTTACGAAAATACAGTTGAGAAAATTTGTAACACTTTGCGCGCCATTTAATTGCGTTCTCCTCTGGAATAGCCTTGGCATGCAGTTAGCTAAATAGTAATCACTATGACATACTACTACTCAGTAAACTACGATACTACTACAACTGGAACTGGCACTATTTGGAATGACTGCGCGTATATTAATCAGTCTTCCGATAAGGATTCGACCTCTTATGTATTTCGGGTTACAGGATGCGGAAAAGATGATGTTTTAGTCACCTACTGCGAAGATTCTTATAAGCTCTCTGTTAGAGCCAAGAGTGAGTACACCGATTATAATAGATCATTTTTAGTTTGCAGAGAGTCTTTTGATCTCTCAGCGGTTCAATGCTCTGTAAAAAATGGAGTCTTGACAATTAAAATTCCAAAGAAGAAAAAACAAGAAAAGAAGGTAGACATTAACTAAAACCCCAAGCCGCTTGAAAAAGCGGCTTTTTTATTACCATATTTATATGCCTCTGTATACTTACGAGAATCCAAAGACTGGCGAAACGATTGACGTGTTTCAAGGAATGAACGAGGAGCACTCATACATCGACCAGGAAGGACTTATTTGGAAGAGGGTATATCAGGTGCCCAATGCTTCAGTGGATGCCCAAATTGACCCGTATAGCAACACCTCGTTCGTTGATGCTACAAAGAACAAGAAAGGTACGTATGGAGACTTGCTAGACAAAAGTGCGGAACTTAGTGAAAAACGTGCAAAACAGAACGGCGGCGTAGATCCAGTTAAAAATAAGTTTTTGAAGGATTATTCAAAAAGAAGAAACGGCGCAAAGCACCCAAGCGAAAAGAAGACTTACGAATCAAATAGGGTTAAGGTCGAGTACTGATAATTTTATCGATTTGTTTTATAACGTCTTCTGGCGTTATTTGCTTGGTGCATTCAAAGTCTTTATTTCTTGGGCACCATTTCCAGTCAGACCTATCAAAAGCTAAACTTGGATCATTCCAGCAGCCGTTGCATACTTTTTCATTGATTATCCTATAAGGCGTAGAAAACTCTGCGAACGCCTTACTAAATCCGCTTATCAAAACTACTGGAACTCCGCACGCCCAAGCTAACCAAGATAGGCCAGAACCTAAACCAATAAAAAATTCAGCCCCAGATATTTGTTCGATTCTTGTTTGAAGTGAGAAGTCCCCAGTTTTATCTATAGCGCCTTTAGGAATAAAATTAAAATTGCTATTATTTCCAAAACTTGGATATCGGTCTATGCACCAAACTTCGTAGCCAATCTTATTTAGATATTTTATTACCTCTTGCCAGCCATTTTTATTATTCCAGTACTTACATTGAGCAGTACTTTGAGTAGCGATGCAAATATATTTTTTATTAGATTTTTTTTGAACGGCCAAATTTGGCCTTCTCTCTACTGGATCTAGACCAAGAGCCAAAGCTGGAATCTCTGTTAGTGAAACAGTTCTTGGATCTTTCTTTGTTAGGCCCTTCCAATCTTTAATTGGATAGCGAATCCTATACTCTGCATAAAAGTCACTAACAAAATCATAATTGTTAAATTTGATAGCTGGATATTTTTCAGCAAAGATTTTGCATAAGTCTTTATTAAACACTACACAAGAAACATTGCATCCATGCTTTAATCTGAATTCTTCAACAGCGCCGATATAGGCGATAGAATCTCCGAGGCTAGAGCTATCAAAAACTATTTTTACATTTTTCTCTTTTAAAAAAAGGGGCTCCTCTTTTATCAATTGGTCGTCTTTAAATACTTGGATCACCCAGTTTACGAAATACTTTGCCCTAGGCGATGCCCACATTCCAGTCTTCAAAACAGTTTCGTAAACCATTTGCGAAGAGTCTTTATCTATAAATCTTACCTTAAAACTGCTTTCTGAACTTCCAGTTATTGTAATCTTCGCCCCATCATTGAAGGTAAACAAAAAATTAGCGTCATTAAAATTTCTTTTGGTATTTTGATAGTTATACGCCAATTGATATTTCATAAGCAGCTTTTGATCAAATCTATATTATACTGCTCATCTCCATCTTTCAAATATTCTATATTTGCATACTTGTCGTACATATCGCAATATGAATTTAAATTATAAATTAGAGTTTTAAGCCTCCATCCAATCGCCTCTCTAATCACAAGTGGCGAACATTCTTTTTTGGAAGTAAACACCATTAAGTCTGCGGCTTGATAAAATAAATCAACATCAGACCTTTCTGCCCATATCTTACAGTTATCTGGCAAGTCTTTTGTTATCGGCCCCCAATAATCTTTGAAGTTAATGGCTAAGTTACCAACAAAATGAAACTGAAAATATGGCAGCTTTCTAGCTAATTCAATAAGCTCTCCCTGATTTTTACCCTGAGTAAATAGACCAACATTGATTATGTGTTTCTTTTTCGGATCAAACCCCAATGCGTCTTGAGCCATTTTCTTTTGTGGCTTTTTTAACTCAATAGGATACTCAACTATCTCAAATGGGGCGCCTAAACTCCCATAAAGCTTAGACTGATATTCAGAGACGAATATAAACTTATCCGGTATGAACTTTTTGTTTTGAGGGTCAAAGTAAATGCCGTGTCCAGTTTCGAAGATTAGATAATTTCTATCTGAACTGTATATCTTAGCACAAATTTCATTTCTGAGAAATGTTTCTGGGAATTCCTCGAAATGAACTACATCTGGATTTATATCTCTTATAAGCTCGATTAGATACTCATCTGGCTTTCCAGAAGCAGAATAAAATCTATCGCCCAGCAAATTTTTAATCTTATTCCTTTGAATAACATAAGCGTCCCCTAAAAACTTATGCTCTATGCAGTAAATTTGAAATAATGAGTTTAAGCTCTCTATCTTCTTTAGAAGGTACTGAGGAAGCCCCCCTGTAGATAAATGAGGAGAAATATAAGCAATTTTCATTAATCCGGTAAAGACCAATGCATGAAAAGTTGAACAACACATTCATTTGGCTCACAAATTAATGGCTGTCTCCAATGTTGCATTTTTGTTCCTAAAATCAAAATTCCTTCTCCAACATTTGTGTTTGCAGCGATTTCATTGCCCTTTTTATCTATGCAGTATAAAGGCCATTCTTTTTTTAGAGTAGAAAATAAATTTACTGAAAGGGTATAATCCAAACCTGGTCGATCTACATGCTTTCCAAGCAAGCCTCCATTATAGTATATTCTGGCATATGTATGCTTATCTTTCCATTTAACTCCAATTTTTTCAGAAAGATCTTTTGATATTAATCTCAAATAATCATCAAATCTTTTTATTGATCCGAGTCCATAAGAAGGCTTAAAAACACTTGGATCTGAGTTTGCCGCTGCCAATTGACCTCTATTTTCTGCTGTTAATTTATTAGAAAATTTTAAATAAAAAAGCTCTTTTGCGAACTCTTCGCATGTTTTCTGGTCTATTATTCCTTTTAAAAAAGAATACCCAAATTCTTCAAACTTTTCTTTGTCGTGTGATAGTGTATAAGGTGGAATTTGAGGTTTTTTCTGATCAAAAACTCCTTCTCTGGTCCAGATTACAATTATATATTTTGTGCCAGAAATGACTGGGAGACCAGCATGATTTGATTTTTCATTAAGCTCTCCATTGACTTTTAAATTTCTCCAGTTAAATAAAGTTCCAATTGTGGGCTTTACTCTTAGTTCGTACTTCGGGAAATCCGTTTCACCCCCTTCAAAATCCTCATTTAGATAGAGGATAGAAGAAAAGACTCTTTGTCCGCCTCTAACAAGATGGCTCTTTGAGCTTTCTGCATTAGGATTAAAATAATCAAAATGATGTTTATACTCTCCTCCAACATCATACTTAATAAAATGCGGCGCCTCTTGGTTTTCAATCGGCAATCCGGTTATAGAAGATACTATATTTTTTAGCTTTTGTATGACCTTATCTTCTTCGGTTTTTATCCAAGTCCCATTAGCTATTCGACCTTTGCTCTCTACGCTCTCTGTTTGTCCAACAACCTTTAATTTTTGAAGCTCAAGATCATATTTTTTTATCAAAGCCTCACACTCTTCTTTCGAAAGCAAATTCTTTAATTCTAATATTTCCTGTTCCATATCTTATTCTATGTTATTTTTTCGTATTTCCAATAAAAACTATGCAGTCTATTCCAGTCGGCAGACTCTTTTTCCCAAGGATATAAATCATACAAGTATTTTCCATAATCAAAATTTATTCCTTTTCTATGAAAATCTTGCTTTTCGTTTACTCCTCTAATTATATTTATATAGTCAGTGTAAGTAGATAGCCTGCTTCCAAGAAAAACTTCTGCTTCCGAGCATATGATCTGATCTAAAACCATGGCTTCATAATTTTTTAGATCTTTAAAGAAATCTTCTAAAAAAAATATTTTATAATCTTTTTTTAAAAAATTAAAAACTGTTTTATCCTTCTCGTCCGTAGCTATATACAATGGACTGCTATTTGGAATCTTATTTTTCAAATTAAATTGAAGTTCAAACATTTGATTTTCTACTGATTCTTTTCTTGCTGTTAAAAAATCATTTCTTCTTACATGTATTGCATTAAAACTTTTTAATATATTTTTTACTTTTTTTCCTTCTTCAAAAAAATAATTTTTATATTTTATTCCATTTATTATTTTATTTTTTATTAAATTTCTTTCAATCGGTCCATTGCCATAGACAAGATAATAAAAGTGCCCAAATAGATTTCTTGGAAAGTGTATGTATTTATCATCCATGTTTATACATATTCCAGATCTTTCCTTTGCAAATTTTAGATAATCATTTTGACATTGGTTTTCGCAAAATATAAAATTATTTCTATTTATAGATTTTTGAGGAATCTTCCATTCATGATATTCGTCTGTAAATAAAATTAATTTTGCTATATTTTCAACTCCATGAAAATAATGAATTTCGTTTTCTAAAGACTTATATTCATCGATATCATTGTAATCGATACAATCAAAATTTTTAATAAATAAATCTTTGTCCAAAACATTCCATATATCAAAAAAAGATTTTTTATTTTGCCATTCAGAAAAAAATAAACAATATATTTTATAAGGAATTATAAGTTTCCTTTTTGTGATTATGCTTATTGCCGCCGCCATTTCATAAGACATCCTTATATTGCAAAATCCTCCCCACCAAGGGTCAAAAGATATAAAGTTTTTTTGCATTTTAATTCTCTTGTTCTGGTGGGGGCTCTGGAACGGGCTCGGGCTCTGGAACGGGCTCGGGTTCTGGAACGGGCTCGGGTTCTGGAACGGGCTCGGGGTCTGGAACGGGCTCGGGTTCTGGAACGGGCTCGGGTTCTGGAACAGGCTCGGGTTCTGGAACAGGCTCGGGTTCTGGAACAGGCTCGGGTTCTGGAACAGGCTCGGGTTCTGGAACAGGCTCGGGCTCTGGCGTCGGCTCTGGAGTCGGTGTAGGCGTTGGCTCTGGAGTCGGTGTAGGCGTTGGCTCTGGAGTCGGTGTAGGCGTTGGCTCTGGAGTCGGTGTAGGCGTTGGCTCTGGAGTCGGTGTAGGTGTCGGTGTCGGTGTAGGTGTAGGCTCTGGAGTCGGTGTAGGCGTCGGTGTAGGTGTCGGTGTAGGTGTCGGTGTGGGTGTCGGTGTCGGTGTAGGTGTCGGTGTAGGCGTTGGCGTAGGCGCAGGGGCTGCTATTACAGTCAGTGTCGCAGTATTAGAAGTAGCCTCAAAAGCCGAAACCTCGGTACTCACAATGCAATAGTAAGTATCGCCGTTATTTCCAAGATAAGTAACTCCAACTTGAGTAAATGAATTACTGTCAGCCGCCCCAATGATTTCAGATCCGTTTCTGTACCAAGTATAATGTAATGGACCAGAGCCATCTGCAACAACTGTAAATGTGGCATTGCCACCTTCATTGACGGAAATGCTGTCTGGGTGGTCTGTAATATTTGGATTTACGTAAAGAGTTGCAGCAGCAGAAGTGTCAGTTAAAGTAAATGATGAGTTATTGCCTACTATGCATCTGTATTGATAATTTTTAATCGCATTAGAGGTTGTTACGCTATAAGAACTGGTAGTGGCGCCACCAATTACAGACCACGCGCTTCCATTATTAACCTCCCACTTATAGAATGTCGAAGGATTGCCAGCATCAGCAGCAACTGAAAATACTGCCTGATCGGTAACGTTTAGATAAATGCTGTCTGGATCATCCGTTATGACCGGCGCATAGTATACCGTAAGAGTGCTTATTGTAGAGTTTTGGACAGGTAGGCTAACCTTTGAACTATCTACGGCACAAAAATATTCTTTACCATTATCATTTTTTGAAGCATTAAATGTATAAGTATTGCTGGCAGAAGACTGAAGAAGCGTATCTGTTGGGGTTCCTCCTGGATAAGTTCTTAAATAAAAATCATACCCAAGAGTGCCAGCGCCAACCGCTGTAGTAACATACGAGACTGAAGCGCCTTCATTTACTGTTGGATTAGAAACTCCGTTGCCCAAAAATTGAGTAATTGTTATTGGCAATAAAGTCACTGTCATTTCGCAGGCTGAACTCTGTTCAGCTTCTGTTCCAGCTTGAGTCGAAGATATTTCGCATCTTATGGACACTCCAGAATCATTTTCGTCAACTGTGTGATAAAAATTAGGAGAGTTTGCCCCAGCAAAGTTTTGCCAACCGGCACCGGCATTTTCTTGCCATTGGTACTGAAGAGTTGGGGAAGAGTCGCCTAAGACATAAAAGTTAATTACAGTATTGTTTTGGCCGTTTCCAACCTGAGCCGAAACTGAAGCTGGAAGATCTGTAACTATTGTTGGATTCATATATAGCGTAGCTATATCTGAAAGAACGCCGCCTCTAGTATTATATCCAGAAACTCTATATTGATAATTTTTATTGCTTGGTTCTACACTTACCGAATAATTACTAAGAGAACCATTGCTTGGTACGGGGGTAAAACTACTGCTTCCTGGTGGCGCGTAATACCAAAGGTAGCTTGGAGACGGCTTTCCTTGAGCCAAGCTTTGAAAAGTAGCGACGCTACCGCGTTTTACAAATTGATTTGTTGGTTGCAAATCAAAAGAAGGAATATATTCTACTGTCAAAGTAACTACATTAGACAAATCTGCTGTCATTCCTGCAAAAGAACTTGATACAATACATTGATATTCATTTCCATCGTCACCTCTTGAGGCTGTAAAAGAATATCCGCTACTAGTAGCTCCAGCAACAGAGCTTAAAGGCGCACCAGCGCCAGAATACCATTGGTAAGATAATGTTGGAGATCCGTCTGCAAAAAGAGCAAATGATGCAGTTGTATTTTCAAGAACACTTACATTTTGAGGCTGAACCACAATATTGGGATCTACATAAACATAAATAGGGCCACCAGTTACATTTGCACCTCTTGTATTTCCGACAATGCATCTGTAGGCAAATCCGATATAATCGTTTCCTGCGTTTGTTAGAGTCAATTTGTCAGTGCTACTTCCAGCAAGACCCCAAGAAGACCCTCCATTCGTTGACTCCTCCCAAGAAAATGTTGTAGTTGGGCTTCCTGATTCAGATAAGAAAATAAACAAATCGTCTGAACTTCCAAATCCAGCTTTATTCATTATAAGGTTTGGAAATGGCGTAAGATAGTCTATTGTAGCTGGAAACGCTACAGTTAGTGTAGCTGCTCTACCTGTCTTTGGGATAGTTGGATAACCTTGTATATTTAAGCTATTAGATATTATGGGCCTAAATTTATATTTATTTTGAGATTTTAAAGCTGAAAAAATAATATATTCAAAAGAATTACTGCTTTCTATATTGCTCCAAGTTGAACCTCCATTAGTTGACTGCTGCCAAGTGTAAGACAGACTTGATCCTCCAGCATCGCTTTCAAAAGTAGCAGAATCTCCGCTATCGACTACAATATCAAAAGGTTTATTATTGTTCTTTATATATGGCTGAATATATAAAGTAGAGTCCTCTGTTACATTTGATATGTATCCGTTTGACAAGAATACGGAATAAACTCCAGAGTTAGTTTCATTTTGTATTTCGAAACTTAAAACGGGATCTGTTGAATAATTAACTCCATCCCATTTCCACTGATAGCTATTAACTGGTGGATTTGATCTTGTCAAAACTGTATAATTAACTAGATCTCCAACCGAAAGTAAATATTGATCAGTAGTAATTGTGCCACCAGTAATCTGTAAATATGCAACATCTAATCTTGCCTGCCTTGTCCCAGTTTCCCAATAGCTTACGTTATCAGCTTTATAATTAAGTATATAACATCTATAAAATCCCGTATCAGCAACTTGAAGATTATCTATTTCTAAAACGGGGCTTTGAGCACCGTTATACTTTGCGCCGTTAGATAAATTAGTCCAAGTTCCATTTTGTAATTTTTGCCAATAAAACGAAGCGTCGGATCTGCCATCAGCGACTGTACTAAAAATCAAATCGTTTTGATTTTCTATTCCTGTGATATCAGACGGCTGCGCCAGTACTGTTGAAGGGTAATATACAGAAACAACTCCCGAATTCGATCCAGAAGATCCAATAGTATTTGTAGCCTCGCATATATATCCGTAATTATGAATAGTTCTTGGAGCATTTGCTATCTGTAAAGTCTTTGTCGTAAAGTTTTGATATAATCCTCCTTCAGAAGTAGTGATATTTGACACTGTGCCTGCGACATTTTTTTTCCATTGAAACGTTAAGCTCGCCCCGCTTGGGTTACCGCTCGCCTCTATACCAAAAGTCGGAGAATCTCCTTCATTAATAGCAATACTATCTGGCTGATCCCATATTTTTGGTGAAAATTTTATATTAGCATAAGCTATTTGAGAAAAGCCAGAAGCTTCTACGTTTTGAGCGTAGCACTTATAAAACCCTTGATCATTTAAATAAAGTGAGTTTGGCTTAGAATAGCCAGTTGTTTGGGCGCCAAAACTAGAACCAAGAGAAGAAAAATCAGCTTCTGTTATGCCAGAAAGATACCATTGATAACTTATTGGATCTATACCGCTTGCCTTAGCGGTAAATGCTACAGTCTGCCCTTCTATAATATCTATGTTTTGAGGGTTAACCAAAAACGTCATCACACCCTCAAATCCAAATCTTCTAAAAATATCTTTTAAATCAATGTATGTTTCCCCAACCTTTACAAAAAAATTTGTCGCAAAATTTATTCTATCATTTTCGCTGGTTGATTTGTGAAATATCCCAGATAAATCCAAAGAATTTACTTTAAAAAAAGTCTGAGTTTCTGTAAAAGAACCCGCACCAGTTTGCGCGGTAAATATTCCAGTTAGATCAAAATAGCCAGAGTCAGGTATATCAATGTTTACATTCTGTGGATTTGATATGTAAACCTTATAATTTGTCGGATCTGGCATGATTTATTTTAATTTTCAAAGCATTTATTTCCGCAGAAAGCTCTTTTATCGCCTGAATTAAAATTGGAGTTAACTTGCCATAATCAATTCCAACAATATCTCCTTTATTATTTAATCCTACAAGGTTAGGAATAACTTCGTTCACTTCTTCAGCAATTAAACCAATATCATTTTTTAAATCTTTAGTTTTCCAATCAAAAACTACTGGCCTAAGTTTCGAAACAGTTTCCAAACCATTTTTTAAATTTTTAATTTTCTTCTTGAATCGTTTCGAAGAAGTCGATGTATATGTTGGCGCTTCAATACTTGTTTCAACTATTAATTTCCCACTGCCACTATTTGGCGCGCCGCTTTTAACAGTGTCGTTTTGACTTCCAATAGTTACGGTTCCGTTTCTTTCTATAATCAATCTTTTAATTCCAATTAAATTAGCGCCTGAATTAATATCACTTCCATAACTTGTTCTAAAAACTATAGATCCATCGTAAAAATCTGTAAATGAAGACGCCTCTGCATTTGACGTTGGATTTTTTTTATATCCAGCGGATAAAATTAATTGGCCGTTTGCTTGCCCAGCCGGTCCAGTCGCATCAACGCCTACAAAATCTATTTGAGAGCCTCCTTGCACGCCATTTTCGTCTCCTCCCGTAATTGTCAAAACAGAAGTTTTATTTACATATCTTATTCCAAATCCAGAATTTATAGTTAAACCAACCCCAGAGCTTCCAGATGTAGACTCAGCAACAAGACTTCCATTTACTAATAAATTAGTCCCGTTCCACCTTAGATTATTACCAGTAGGATTTCCTATAAAAAATTGATAAATCGAGGTTGGCGTAGGCGTGCTTTCGGCAGAACTATTTCCTAAAAAGAAACCAGGGCCATTTGTAAATGCACCATAAGCCCCAGAAGTTCCATCAGTTCCATTAAAACCAAGCCCTGCTGATTTTATGTAACCTTGATCACCTATTGTTAAACCCTTTGAATCTATTCTTACGGAATCCTTAACATTTCCAAAATGCCCAGTTTTTGCCCAAATATCACCATCAATTATTGCGTCTGAAAGTTGAATTTGACCGCTACCTACAATTCTAAATCCTTGTATATCGGTTCTTGTTGATATATCGCCAGTATTATTTACTTCGTCCCAATATGTTGTCCAACTTGCTCCAGAACCAGGTTTATTTACTGAACTTGATGTGTGAGTTTGCCCTGTTTTGACTTTATAAACTTTATAAGCCCCAGCATAAATTCCAGTTGTTTGCTTTATTCTTACTCTTGTTTGATCAGAAGGTGTCGTTTTTATATCCTTGTACTGCTTGTTAGTAACCCACTCTTCTATAAAACTTTTAGACTGAATATATGAATTTTCATTTGGCAATTCTATAGCCTGAGAACTTAAAAATCCAGCAGTGGCTTTACCAATATCAACGGTTTCTATAATAGCTTCTGTTATTCTTACCCCCTGAACAGTGCCTGTTATTGTTGTTGATGAAACAGAACTGCTAAAAGGAGAAATTATGTAAGTTCCTACACTTCCAGTTCCAGTTAAAAATGCTTTAATGATTGGAGTATTAGGTCCATCAGGAACTCCACTTCCAGTCAAAACCATATTTAACCTTATTGGTCCAGAAGTTACTGCGGTTACTGTTAATGTGGCGGTTCCGTCAGTACCGCTTGCAGCTATTGAACCAGTAAATACAGCACTATAATTTCTAACAGCAAACGGAACTCCGCTAATTGCTCCAGCAGAATTCGTTATTTCAAAGTTATCAGCGACCATTACAAAATTTTTAGCGAGAGTATCTCCAACTTTAACAAGGCCAGAAACGTTTGAGTTTGCATCTAGCTGCAAAAGAGACTTTGTGCTTCTTTCCCAAACGCTAGTCGAAGAATTATAAACAAAAGCTTTATAATTACCGTTTGTAATATACCAAATATCTCCATTAGCTGGACTGGGATTGGTTATGGCTGGGGTCGGAACTGGATTTAAAATATTAGGATTTACCGCATTCCTATAATAAATTTGCACGCTTCCACTTGCAGAATTTTGACTTCCGTGTACTGAAGCAGTTGCTAGTTTTGCAATAGTTTCATTATATCCCATCTCATCCCAAAGCTCTTCATTTGTTTCTGGATTTACTACCTTGCCCTCAAAAACAATCCCTCTACTTCTAAAAAAATTACCTCTCTTTACCTTTTTGGTCCTTTTGGTAGAGTTCTGATAAAACAAAATCTCATCTTGATCATCAATAATCGTCGCTTCTTGAAGGTCTGCGATTGTGCGGCTCATATGTTTATTTACAGTTAATTATTGGCAATAATTATATATTATATAGTCTAACTGGGGTATACGTATTATAATTTCCAAGGGCGCCATATTCGCCAAGTCCAAAAGACCACCCTACATTATTTTCGTCTGTAACTATAAAGTGTTGCCCACCAGAATCTATCTTGCAAAAGCGTTTTTCAGAATTTACAGCGATAGGGGCACTTGTCATTCTCCAAACAAGGCCATTTTCATCAATCGCGCATATTCCAAGTCCTTGTATTTTCCCAGCGCTTAATTCGTTAAATTTTATATTTGCGCTTACTCGTATTGGAGTTCTGGTTGCTGTCCAGTTAGTATGACCCAAAGAATTTCTGAATCTATTATATCCCCATGTCCAAAGGTTCTTATCTTTATCTATAGCGGCTGACATATTACCTCCAGCAGATATTTTACAAAATGTTGTGCTGCCATAAACTGTAACAGGGCTCGTTACATTTTGACCGAAGTCATTATTTCCAATTTGACCCCAGCTATTTAAACCCCAAGCCCAAATTTTTCCATAATTGTCTAATGCTAAATTATGTTGAAAACCCGCTGATATTTGACAAAAAGTTTTTGAATTTAAATAAGGCAAAGAAACTGGAGTAGTAACAGAGGCTATGCTGGCATCTAAAGTTAGATAGCGAAAGCTAGAGTTGTTTGCCCCCCAACCCCAAATTTTATTTTGATTATCTATAGCAAATGTAAATGACCCTCCAAATCCAACCATTATTTTACAAAAAGTATTAGTTCCGTATATTTGAATAGGAGTCAATTTATAAGAAATTGTTGCTCCACCAGAATAATTATTTCCCAATGCTCCTGAAGCTTCGTTGCCCCATCCCCATACTTTCCCGTTTTTATCAATAGCTTGTGTCCGATTAGCCCCAAAGGCTATTTGGCAAAAAGTCTTAGGTTGGCCTGCTAATTCAGTAGGAAACATTTCATAATTTGATATTTTATTATTACCTATTTGAGCGTTACCATTATTCCCCCATAAAAAAACCTTACCATTTTGCTGTATCCCAGCAGACGTTGTAGGCCCCACAGCTATAGAATTAAAAGTTTTTTCGCCACAGATCTTTCTAGGAATAAAATCTTCATAAAACCTATTCACGCCTAATTCTCCAACGCGATTTCTTCCCCATCCCCAAACTCTACCATTTTTTTCAATTGCAATTACGTTTTCCCAACACATACTTATTTCACAAAATGTCTTTTTTTGACCTGAGATACTAACAGGAGTAAGAGTTGAAACTAATTGATGGCTATCTCCAAGCGTACCCCAAGTATTATTTCCCCATCCCCATACTTGACCGTTTTTATCAATTAGCGCAACAGTAGAGAACGCAACCCCTTTTGCAATTTTACAAAAAGTTGTGTTTCCATAAACCTCAACAGGGGTTAATGAACTTGAAGCACTTCCATTCCCAAGGTAATACGAACCCCATGCCCACGCTTTTCCGTTTTTGTCAATAGCTAATGATTTATCGTATAGCACTGATATTTGACAAAATGTTTTATTACCATAAACATTAACTGGGGTTATTCTAGAAACATTAGACCCATCTCCAAGAGGATTAGATCCCCAAGCCCAAGCTTTACCATATTTGTCCAAAGCATACGAATTGACAAAGCCAATACTTATTTGACAAAATGTCTTGGGGCCTCCATAAATAGCAGTAGGTGTTGATTTACAAACATTAGAATTGTCTCCTAATTGACCATAATAATTATCTCCCCACATCCATATTTGACCATACTTATCGATTCCACCACAAAATCCACTTCCTCCTGATACTTGACAAAAAGTTTTATCTCCATAAACTTTTACAGGAGTTCTTCTAAAAGTGCCAGCATTAAGTCCATCTCCAATAATACCTGTTCCCCAGACCCAAGCAGTACCACTATCATCAAGAGCAATGACTGAACTTCCTCCAGATGAAATTTCATTAAATATTTTTCCATATCCAAGTGTTTTAACCGGAGATGCAGCGGCGGTTTGAGAACTTATATTTTTATTTCCAAACGCAGAAACCACATTACTGCCCCAAGCCCAAAGTTTTCCTTTTTGGTCAATTGCATTTGTTCCTCTTAAAGAATTAGTCCCTGCCATAGCAATTTTTTTAAATAGCTTTTCTGTATTTAATGATTCTTTTGCTTTCATCTTAAACTAAATCTCCATATGCTCCTATCATTAGGATATTGCCATTCGCGCCGTTTCTTATCTCTGTTGTCCAATTCGTCTCAACAACTACTTTGCCCCCAATTCCTGCGCTAAACGAATAAGACTCTAGAGTTAAATTGTCTAAATTTACACCAAATTTTTTGTACTGCCCCACGTTAAAAAACTCAACCAGCATAGAGCTTTTTAGCCCGCCTTCGTTATGAAATACCTTGCTTAAATTCTCTGCCTGAAAGTCATCAATCATTGATGACAAACTTAATGAGGCTACTGCTGGCACTTGAATTTTTCTTAGGAATGGATGGTTATTGCCAAACCCATACAAAGACTTTCTTTCAAACTGAAAAGATAATGTTAAGTTTTGAAAGTTATTAACTACTTGATCAAAAAATCCGAAAGTAATTGGTGACTTGCCAGCGTTTGATTGAAAAGTTGGAGTTACCACGCATCTATCATAAGTACATCCGCCGTCAAAAACCTCTGTGGCTTTTGAGGCATATCTTTGCCCTCTTGATTCGCCGGTAAAACTAATATTAAATTTTCTATTAGCGTCTTGGGCGTTTTGTCCAGTTACTAAAGTATTGACCGAAGGAAGATATTGAGAAACATCATAATCTTGAACATTCGCATTCGCGCCAACAAAAGAACAAGATACGGTGGCTAATTGATTGACCCCAATGCTGATCTCATAACTTGTAATATAAGCATTGCCTATTCCTAAAACATAACTATTGGCTATCTGTTCCTGTGAATTTTGATCTGTGCCGTCTTGCTTCGCTATTGTGACGTAAAAATTTCTATCTCCTGTTGAAGTAAATATTGTGTCAAATGGGTTTCCGCTGGTTGTATTAGACAAATCTAACCCAATATATTTTTCATTCCAACCATCATTTAGCAAATATTGAAAATTAAAATTAACATCTGGAGCTAATTGAGTTTGTCTAGTTGCAAAAGATCCTGTGCCTAATTGTTTTAATGCGGCGCGATCAATATTGAATGAAAAGTCGTAGCCTTGTATAAAATCAAGGCGAGCTATTCCGCTGCCGCTATTTGGCGTTTCTTCGAAGGCCCCAGAAGAGCCCACGAACATCATCTGCATTTCATATGAAATAGGTCTAGCCATATTAAATTTTAAACCTATCCCTTCCTGCGTTAAAGTTTGTAATTATTTCTTCTTCGGTTAAAGCGCGATTATAAATTCTAAAAGATCCAAGATCCATATTCATTTTATATCCAGAATCTGATCTCCATCCCGATATTCTTCCATTTCCACTATTAAAATTTTTGTTTGCGCTGATTTCTGAGCCTGTTATTTGAGAAAGTGTTTGTTGTTGCCCGTTAACGTAAATTTTATTATTCGTATAAGATACGCCAGTTCTCATTTCAAAAACATAATGCTTCCAATTACCAACGCATCCCAAAGAGGTTACTTGAGCAAATGGAATTCCATACAAATCACTACCTGCGGTATTGAATCCAATACCAGTGGCTCCTATTGTATATATGTCGTAATAAAGCCATCCCATAATCATTCCTCCAAGCGCATTTATTTTGGCCCAAATTTCAATTGTAGCGGTAGAAGTTAATCCCGAAACAGAAAAATCAACATAATCATCTACTGCATCAAGAACAAATATTCCTCTATTTCTGGAAGAATATACTGGAGTGTTATAAATAGTCGCGGCAGTTCCAGATCCACTTAAGTCATACCAAGAACTTCCTGCTCTATAGGAGGAGGTTCCAGAAGCTTCTAAATAATATACTAGCCCATTAGTAGATATACTGGTAATATCCTCACTGACTCTACCAAGCGGATCTTCAATCAAAGTTACTGATATATCATTAACGTTTTTATAAACAAAAGTATGGCTCCATTGCGGCGCATAAAATATCTTGAATTGGTTATATATTTTTGGTATTTTATACTGGAACCTTTTGTACCCTTGCCTACCTATTAAAAAGTGAAGAATGCATCTAGCCTCGGCATCACTTACCCCCTTAAAATCTAGTTTAAAAGACTTTAATGCGTTTGCGTGCAAACCAAAATTTGTTCTTTTTGTAAACGAATAAGGCAGTTCAGTTTTTATCACGGCGCTTTCTTTCGAAAGCGGCGTGGAATAAGTTGGCTGAAAGAAAAAATCCTTTGACCATTTTACCGTATCAACCGAAGCTGGAGTAATTGACGATTGAGAAGTATGAGCCTCTTTACAGTAATAAAATGAATCGTATAGATTACCTGTATTGCTTGGAAATGTAGCATTCCCTGTATATCTTACAACATCATACTTCTGATAGCTTGTTGAAGTTGCCCAATTACCTTTTATATTTGAGCCTGTTATCAGTGGCTGATTCCAATTTAAAACGGTTGAAATTTGATCTGTAGATAAAGTCGCACCTAATGTATATAGATCATTTTCAACAAAAGAATTATCTATACTATTTAAAAATAAATTAAGAGGCTTATATATCTGCGCTGGATCGGTGTATAAAAAATACCCCGTGCCGTTTAAGCCTTCAAAAAATCCAGCAAGCTTTCTTGCTTCTTCTTGTTTTCTGTTTTCAAAAGGCATAGCAATTTGCATTTGCAAATGATTAACTGCCTTTGGGATTGTATAAAGATAATTGTCAACTGTCGTGTATTCTGCAAGCTCAGAAGAGAACGAAACTTGCATTCCATACGAAGGAACAAAAGTAAAGGACGAAGGAATCGTCCCAGTTACATTTTGGTCTCTATCATAAAAGAAAGACATTAGATAAATCCTTGATAATTAAGAGTCATGGACACTTCATCTGTGGCAGAACTATTAATTGATTCTCCTATGAATTCCATATTATTAACGGTAAAGGTAGCTAGTGACCCTATAGTTATATTAATATTTTGTTTATTTGAGTCTACAATATAATCAAAAGCTCTTTTTGATTCGTAGTCATAAACGCCAAGAGTAAATTGAGCGCTAACTCTATATGGCCTAATCGTTTCTACCTCCATTGGGGTTGAGCCAGTTGGGTGATAAATAGGCATACGTGGACATTCAACTGTGTATGTAAAAGCTTCAACTCTATTTGTTCCTGTACCGTCGCATCGAATTAAAATATCGCCCGGTCTGACAACCGATAAAGGATTACTTGTAGAACTAGTCGTGAATCCAAGTCCAGTTCCTATATTGCCAAATATTGAGAAATCTGCTGATAGCTGAGGAAAATTTCCTACCGCACATGAAACATTAAAAGAATTTAAATAAGCAGATTGAAAAGTAAAATTTTTATTATTATAGAACAAACCTCCGCTCGCTTGTATTGCGCCAGTATAATTTAAAATATGGTCATTTTGGCATAAGTATTTTTGAAGGCTCAAAGTTGCTTGAGGCGGGCCACTTATAAAGGTATTAAATTTTCTATAACCAATAACACTTAAATGCTCAACGGGAACCGAATAGCCAAAATTTACATCAGAAACGCCAAGTATTTTGACGCCACTGAGGTAAAAATTACTCTCATAATTTGATACAGAAGATTTCATTATCTACCTGATCTCAACGATCCGCCTAAGCGCTTTTCCTCGTTAATGGTTTCGAGGACTACAGCTTTAATCTTTTCAGACATTTTCTTATAGTCTATGCCGCCTTGAGCAGATTCACCTTGAGCCTTAGTCTCCGAAGTTCCAGAGCTTGTTACGTTAACTGTGATATTAACCTCTGGAGCGCCCCTTGTTTCGAGCTTGCTGGAAAGATTATCAAATTTCTCGCCAAGCATTTCACTGCCGCCACCAACTTCACCTCCATTGGCAAATCTTGGAGCGCGGCCTTGATTTAATGAATCAAAAAACTGCTTTCCGTGCTTCTTTACGGCTTTGTTGCTCATTACATATTCGCCATCCATAAGAAGAGCGGGAACTTTATCAACTGGGCCACCATTTGCATATTTGGGAATTGGCCCACCATAAGCCTTAAATGGCGCTCTTGGCATTAAAGCAGTATAGCTTCCAAAAGAGGCTGGTCCAGACGAAGCAGAAAATGATGGGCCTGCACTCAATGGAGAAGCGCCAGGAGCGATTCTACTTTGAGAATACAACTGGGAGCCTATTCCTTGTCCAGAGTATGAGGTTGGACTGGGTCCGCCCAATGCCCCAAGTCCAGCATTCAATGCTGCTGAAATTACAGTTTGCTTCAATTGTTTTTGGAATGCTTTTCTTTGCTGTGTTCTATAAGCCTCTCTTTGCTGTATTATGTCCAACCCTTGCTGCTGCGCTGATCTAATTTCTTGATTGACTATATCGTCCTCATTAAGAAGCGCAAATCTTGAAAGTCTCATGCTTTGGTCTTCAAGATTAATGAATGCCGAAGATTCGGCTCCTCTCATGACATCGGTTGCGCCACTGGTTGTAACTTGATTTGCGAATCTGGTTAAATCTTTATAACCAGAAATATTACCAGCGCCACGAACGCCAGGAAGGAAAATATCGCCGCCAGCAGCAAATGTAGGCATTCCCCCAGAATTCATTTTTTCAAGATTTGCGGCGCCATATTTCTCTACAGAAGATTTGCGAATTACATACTCGCCTTGACTAAGCATTGCTGGTACATCGTCTTTGTACCCACTGCCCCCAGTAACCAATCCGCCAGTTGCATACCCTTTTACAATTTTTCCACCACTAACAAAACCCCCAGTGGCTGCTTGAGCCGGACCTTTTGGAAACACGGTTGGGAAAGCATTCTGCAAACCAATCATTGCCTGATTAGAAGCCTGCTGCAAGAATGCATTCTGCATAGTCTTCAAAAAGTTCATCGCAACATCTTGCAAAGCAGCGCCAAGATCATCAGTTTGAGAAATTGCCGCTCCTAAAGCGTCCCTCATTCCATCTCTAAATGCGAGAGTAGTATTTTTAGCGAATGTCTCTTGGAAGTTTTCAGACTCTTGTTCAATTTCGTTAAATGCCGCAAACATTCCTGCTTTGGCTGGAGATTCGGCCCTTAGTTGGGCAAGTTTTGTTTGAAATTCTATTTGTCTTTGCTGCTGTTTATTATATTCCTCCAGTAATATTTTTGCTTGTTCAACTGTTAAATTATATTTTGCTAGCGCATCTTCGCTTGATTTTATAGCCTTTTCTGTTTCTGCAAGTTTTTTCTTGTCCTCTGGCGTAACGTATCCCAAATCTGCTTCTTCAGAAGTTGTAAGCTCTAGGAGATTAGATCTTATTTTTTTTAAGTTTTCTAAAGTCTGAGTTAGGTCAGAAACGCTTTTTGCATTTTGCAACGCTTTTTCGCTTGTCTCTATAAATCCTTTTCCAAGCTCAGAAGATCCTTTTACATTAGAAATAATAGAATTTCTTAATTCTTCAAAACTCTTTCTTTGTATGTCAGCAAAATCATTATCAATTTTTCTTTGGGCGGATAATTTGGCAAATTCTGCTCTTAACTTAATTAGTTGCGCCTCTTGCTCTCTGGTGGCATATGGCTGAGTTGCAATTTGATTTTCTAATTGAGCGATAGGAGTTCTTGCGCGAGCTTCTTCTAGAGTTCTATCGCCAGTAATTCTAATGTCTTCAAGCTCTTTTTGCGCTTTAAAGCCTTCCTCTAAATAGCTTAATCTTAATCTATCTATATCCAAAGCCGTCTTTGCTGCTATATTTGCCTTTTCTCTTGTCTTTAGAGCCTCCCTTTCTGCGTCGCCCAATGTTCTCGTTACCTGCAATTGAGATTCGTATTTTGTAAGTATGTCTTTTGCCTGAGCAGCACCTTCAAGACTAATCCCATTTATAGTCGTCAAAACACTTTCTATTTCGCCGCCAGCTTCAATTTGCGCTAACATGTCTTTTAATTTATTTTCGTCTACTGTAGCCAAAGCGCTTGAATTCTTTAATTCAGTTAAAGAATTTTTTAGCAAATCTGTTCTTGCGTCGCCTTGTTTTCTGTCAAGGTCTAACAATTTTGATTTTAGGTCTTCTTGCCTTTTTTGACCCTCTGTCAAAAATAAAGACGCTTTTATTTCTTCTGCGTCAGACCGTGCTCTTTCTTTTATTTTTGAAGCTTCTCCCTTGGCAAATGATTGGTTTATTCTGCCTATTTGGGTTGTTAAAGCAATTCTTTTTCCCAAAGAATTTAAAACTTCTGAATTTCCAGCAAGTTCTTGATTTCTTTTTCTTTCCTGCTCGTCTGCCGCTGTTTTTTGCAAACCCGCCAATACCCTTTCATTCGCAATCAAAGATTCTTGAAGCTTAAGATACTCTTCATCTTCTTTGGTTTTTTGAGGTGGAGTTATTCCAGAAAACATGGCTCCTCCCTTTGCCGCTTGAGCCATAAATTCTGCTTGAGTTTTTGCCCTTTCGTCTACACCAGGTTGAAGCTCGGAAAGTCTTGCCTGTATTCTTGCAAGCTCTTGTTGGTTTTTTTGTATAGATTGCTCTGTATTTGCTGTATTTTTTATTACGTTTTGTTGCTGTTCTTGGGCTTCAGCTTCTCTTTTCTTTTTTGGAGCATTTTGCACCTCTCTTATTATTGAAAACAGTTCAACTCCAGCACCGATTGCCGCTCCAATAAGTCCTGCTGACTTTCCAACCTGTCCAATTGCTCCAAGAAGACCGCTTTTACCAACTAAATTTTTTGATAAATCTCCAAACGCTTGACCTAAAAGCGCTCCTTGAGACGCTGCCTGAGTGACGCCTGTAATAGCAACTGCAAATTTTGCAATCCCATTTTCAGATTTACCTAAAGCTTGCTCAAGAGCATTCGCCGCAAGAGTCAAACCAGAAAAAGCATAAAATGTTTTATCTAGAGAAAATCTTTCTCCCGAAGCCTCCCCCTTGCCTGATCCGCCGCCTCCTCCAGTTTTAGATTTATTTTTTTCAAATCTTTTTGCTGAATCATTGACTTGAGTTTGTAATTTATTCGTTGATTCTGCGGTTAAATTATTTTTCGCCGCTAAATCTTTTATGGCTGTATTTAGTTTTGATTGGTCAATTGCACCTTCTTCAAACTGCTTTAAAAGTTTATTTGCTGATCCTATCAGACTTGACTGCAAATCTTTTGGTATGCCTATAGCTTCACCAGTTGAAGATTCTGCGGCTTTATATCCACCCTTGGGAGTACCAATAGCAAAGTTTGGAATAAAGCCCTTTGCGGCTTTTCTTCCATCCTTCTCATTTATTCTATTGGAAGGAACTTTGCCATTTGGCTCATCTCTGGTATTTATGACTGCAATCCCTTCTGGATTGCGGGTTGTCATTAAACGATCATCTCTTGTAACACGAACTTGAGAAGGCTTAACTCCAGCGGCAATTTCTCTATCAACGGCCTCTTCTAATGGGTCAGCAAAGTTTGGAACAAAGCCAAAAGCGGCGGTCAAAGATCTCGGCCCTACCTTTTTAACTGCGCGAGCCTTGCCGCCAGTAGCTCTTATTGCGGGCCAAGGAGTTGGATCGAAAGGCGTTGGATTATTGAACTTTGCAAGAGCATCTGGAGTATTTGCTTCTGGTCCAACACCGCCAGTTGTGGCCTTTTGCAGAGCGATAAAATCATCAGCTAAAGCAGGATTAGCTAATACTGCTGAAGTGAAAGCCTCTCTCTGACCCGGTAGTCTTGAAATTCCAATTTGAGCTTTTGGCCCATAAACTCTTCTGGCTGAATCAAGAATTTTTTTCTTTAGTTCCTGACCTAAGCCTTTGTTGGCGGGAGATGCGGGATCAAGGTTTATGCTAGATCCAGCGAGAAATGCATCAGCGGTATCAAGATCATAGAACTGCCCAGATGGAGCTAAAACGTCTTGCTGCTTTAATCCTTGAGCAAAGTTTGGAATATACCCTTTCGCCGCAGATCCAAAATCGACTAAAGACTTAATCGAATCTCTACCACCTTGTTTTTGCGCTATTTCCGACAATTTTTTGGCAACTATTGGATCTAAACGTTTTACATAGTTTAGATCTCCCATCTCCAAAGCATCTAAATTAAACAGCATCCCAAAACTTTTGCCCATTCCTGCGACAATTTTTTCTTTGTTCTGATTAAGATAGTCCTTGTCTTCTTGGGTTATCGGAACCTTTATTTTTGTGGTCTTTTGCGCCGCAACTCTTGGATTATTTAATGAACTTACTTTTGTAAGTTGAGAAAGTTTTAACGACGCTGCATCTTTTTCTCCTTGTGGAGCGGCAGGGTCTGAGACGATTCTTCTCATTGCGTCTATTGCGTTTTGAGAAGCAAAATTTGGAATAAACCCAAAAGCGCCGCGATTTCTTAAATTTGCATTTATGCCGCGAGATCCAAGAGCCATCAAGTTCTCTTCTTCATCATCAACGATAGATCTACCAGTTTTCTCCGCGAATAACGCTTTTCTTTCTGGAGTGTAAAGTTTTCTCGGACCTCTTTTGCCTTGAGCCCTGCGATTTTCAAACATTGATCCAAGAGGAAATACTTTTTCAACATTGAGCCCGAGATTTTGGGCTACATTTTTAATTGGATCTTTAAATAGAATTGGTCTAGCAGTTGCAATATCAAACTTTTCTTTTGAAGCGGCAAGCTCTTTGCCCACGGGAAGAAGATCCTTCTTTTCAAGTTTCTGGATCGACTGAATATATTCTTCGGGCTTTCCTGAGATTTTTGGAATGATAGTGCCATCCCAATCATACATTTCTGTAAGTTTTTCGGCATAATTTGGAACAAATCCTTTTGCGGCAACTTTCTTTGGCGCATTAGTCATTTCCCTGATCTCTTCTTTAACTAAATTATTTTTTACTGCCTGACTTGCAAATCCTCTTAAAACGCCATCAGAAACAGAACCTTTAAGATCGGCGCTTCTTTCTCCTCCAGTTATTCCGAAAGCCAATCGCATTGGATCAGGAATATTTGGAACGTCTAAAGTATTAACTTTATCACTTTCAAAATTAAAAGCTACTCTTGCGGCAGATTCAAAGATGCCTCCGACAACACCTCCGAAAGCTCCAGCAGCACCAAAAGATTTTTTGTATGATTGTTGATACTCAGCTTGGCTGACCTGTCTTCCAGCCAGATCTGAAGAAACAGAAGTGCCGAAATCTAAAGCTATTTTATCTAATGGCTCTTTGATCTTTGGAACAGCGCCAAGTTTTGCTTGCTGCAATCCACTATCCTTTAAGCCATAAACTGGGAACTTTACTCTTCCAAATATTTTATTTTCTGGCTCTTTTGGCTCAAAACCCCAAGGATAAGTTTTATCTGTTCTGACTTTTTGCTCATCAGCTTGATCCTTGACCAGCATTGCCGCAGTACCAAAAGTATTGCCAACCCTATTATTTATTACTTTCTCTGCCTTTGTTTTTAATTCCTTTTCTTTTGCGGTAAGCTGCTTTTCGCCAACCGCCTGCTGCTGAAAATTTGGAATATAGCCATCCGCTGCATTTTTTACGATTCCAAAATTTCTGGCCTTTGTTTTTACTTTTTCGATAAAATCAAATTGATTTAGTGGAGCGTATTTTGTGCCCGCAATCTGCTTCTCTGATCTCAAATCTCCTTCTGTCACTTCTTTTCCTTCTCTGCCGCTTCTTCTGGCAATAATATCCATATTGCTGGCATATAGATACGAAACTTTTCCTCCGCTTACGTTTACCGCACTAATGATCGATTCAAGATTAGCGGAAACCCCTCCATCTTTTGTCCTAGCCGCACCAGAAAGAATATCGATCTCTGTTGCTTTATCAACATCTTCTGGTTTTGCTATAAAGGCTCCACCTGCTGCTGCAAAAGTTGTTTTGCCTGCGCCTGCTGGACCTAAAATTAAATTCTTTTTTGCTTTAGACGCTAAAATTTTCTTCAGTAGGACGTTCTTGTCTGCTGGCAATCTATCTGAATCGTAAATATATTTGCCATCTGCAAAATTTGGAATATAGCCACTTGATGCTTTTTTAGCATTCAGTTCATCTTTATTTATTTTATCAGCAATATAAGGCATAGCAATAGTTTTGCTAGTTTTTTTATTTCCAAATTTTTTTGCAATCAAATCTTTTGTTTTCTCTGATAAAATAGCCTCTCTTGTTCCGAGATAAGCCGTTTGTTTCGCGTCTTGGCCTTCTTCTAAAAATAACATCGACAAGCCCTTTGGATTTAAATTTATAAATCCTCTGGCAGTTTCTTTCGCATTTAAAAACTCTGAGCTTCCTTCTGGAGTTCTCAGGTATTTATCCAATAAACTTTTTTCACTTTTTCTGCTTTGTGTTCTTTTCGCATCTCCATATTCTGATTGCGGATTTATTCCAAGTTGCTTTTTTGTTTCGGAGTCTGCACCAAAGCCTTCTGGTTTTGGAAAGTCCAAAACAGCATTAGCTGCATATGACGCCTCTCCGAATAATTTTAGATTTAAATTCTGTTCAAATTTTTTACCTTGACGAATAGCTTTAATATTTTTAGGCTGGCTATTTACATAATTTGGAATATAGCCAGTTGCCGCATTTATTTTTTTGGCGTTTTCTGGTTTTCCGTATTTGCGAACCATATCTTTATTAAAAATAGCGGTTCCTTCACCCCCATTAAAATTAGGAACAATGTATTCGCTAGTATTTGCATACATTGTGCCCTTTTTGCCGCCACCAAAAGAGAAGTTTGGAATCTTAACTACTTTTGCATTCCTGTCTGCGCCACCGACTCCGCGCTTTACGTCAGCAGCCTCTTGCGCTGGCAGATAGCCTTCTGCGGCTCTACGTTTTACAGTTCCACTAGTAGCGGAAAGGCCGCCCTGCACTAAAGCAGGAGCAACAGAAGACGCTATAGACTGAACTCTTTCAAGAGCAGAAATTTGGCGGTTATAAACATTTAGTAAATATTCTTCTTGTTTCGCCCTATCTCCACTCAAAGCAAGAATTGCCGCCATTACATCTCTGTCTTTGATCAGAGTATTCACAACAGCTTGCTCAAGAGCTTGACGCTCTCTGACTTGCTGGTTAATGCCCAAGATCGTCTTCAAAGACTCAACGCCGAATTGCGCAATGTCTTTTGTCAGTTTTATAAAGATAGCGCCAATAATTGGCAGACCAACACTAAAGAAAATATCAGAAATACCCTTGATTAGACCTTTCGCAATGTTGCCGCCAGTCGTTTCCGAATCCAAAAGCTTATTGAAGCCATCTAGTAGATCATTAACGAACTTCAATATGCTGGTTAAACTTTCTGTAACGCCAATCTCTGAAAGCTTATTGAATAGTTGAGTAACTGAAACGGTGGTAAGATTTATCTGAGCAGCAAGAGTTTTATTTAACTCTATTTGTCTTTCGTAAGCTTGATTTTGCGCTGCACCTGAAATTTGAACAACCTCAGCAAACTTACCGTTAGCTGCGTTCAAATCATTTAAAAGAGCAGAAAGAATGTTAATGTTGTACTTGCTGGCAATCGCTTCTAAAATCTGAACTCTTTCGCCTCCAGAAAGGCTTTCAATCTTTGTGGCTACCTCTTGAAGAAGAGGAATAGCTCCTTTTAATCCTCCTTGGGCATTTAAAGACTCTACGCCAATAGATCTTAGCGCATTAACTGTTTCATCGCTTCTTAGTCTTGTGAAAATTGTCTTTAATGCGTTACCAATTACTGCGCCACCGCGAGCAGTTCTTTCTTGAGTGATGGTAATGGCCGCATTAAGCTCGTCAAATGAAACGCCAACCTCTTGAGCAATCGAGCCCGCGCGAGCCAAACCGTTAGCAAGGTCTTCCGCCGAAACTGCGAATTTAGTGTCTACCGCAACTAGTTTATTTAAAATTTCAGAAGTTGTAATTCCTGTTTCTGAAAATGAATTTGTCGCCGCAGTTAAAACATCAACTGCTTCTGCGGCATTTAATGTGGTAAATCTTACAAGAGTAAGAGCATCGTTTGTTCTTCTAATTGTCTCGTCTGTAGTCAAACCTTGACGAGAGAATTCAAGAGCAGCTTGAGCGGCTACTTTAAAACTTTGACTAGTATTTTTTGCAACATTAAAAATAGAATCACCAAACTTTGAAAGTTCTGCTCCAGATTGACCTGAGATAGCGGCGATATCCGCTAATATCTTCTGAACTTCTATACCTGTTCTAAGTAGTTCAGCAAAAGCACCTTGAATACCATTGATAATTCCAACTGAAGCGCCGAATGCGATAACACGGGCATTCGATGCCGCAATTGACTTTTCGAACTCAGTCGCCAAACCAGTGATTCTTCCTAGCGGCTGAGAGAGGTTTTTGAATGATCTTGAATCAATGTCAACCGGAACGCTAATTCCGCCAACTTGCTTAACCGCATTTTGAATGGATTGCGATAATCCAGTTTGAGTGACCGGGACTGTGATTCCTTTTGCCATCCTTTACCTTTTAGCTTATTTACACCGAAAAATTACATCTCTCCATGCAATTTCATTAAGTCTTCCATACTTAAATTTTTCTTTTCTTTCATTACGTCACTTACCATTTTAGTGTCTTTTGACTTTGAAAGTTCATTTTTCGATGCACCAAACACCATTTCGGCACTAGAATTGGCGGAAGATTTCTTTCTGGTTTTATTAAACTTTTCCTCGGCTTTTGTTTTATCTACATATTTCAATAACTCTTCAGGATCGTTCATTATCTTTTCTGGAATATTTTCATTATTTTCAAAAATATTCTTAAAGACTTTTCCATAAATCAAAACCCTTGTCTGAAGCTCGGTAAATTGGCAAAGAGGCTTACCTAAAAAATCATTTGGACTATCTAAAACAATATAATAAGGCTTATAAAAATCAGCCAACGCTATTTTTTGCGTACAAAGATCGTCAAATTCTTTATAAAACTCATTATAAAAAACTATATATTTCCCTAAGTCGGCATAAGACATTTCTTCAAAAGATTCTAAATCAAAATATTTTTGCGTAAAATTTCTGTCCTTATAAAGAGTTAAATACAAAACATAATCGTTGGATCTGTTAGTTGCGTAGTCCTCTTTTGTTTTACCAACAGCTTCCCTTTTTTCTTCAAGCTTATTTCGTAGTTTAACTTGCTCTGCCTCTAAATCTTTTTCAATTATATCTATATCTCTTTGTTTGAAAAGATTTTTTTTGGTAAGCTTCATCCGCTCAATGAAGTCTTCCATTGTTTTTATTTCTTTTTCATTCTTTTCGCTCCAAGAATCTTCTTCAATAGCTTTTTCCAGAGCTTCTTGTTCAGACAGCAGCCCTATCTTACCAGCATAATCAAAAAATTCCTGATATTTTGAATACAAAAAACACCTCTCATCATTGGAGAGGTGTTTAATATATATGGTTTCTTTCTCTAACCTTCTTTCAGAGAATCCCTTTATTATTTCATTAAACCTTATGAAAAGCTGATTATGTAGTAAATGTTCCGTTTTCAATGTCGGAATTTAACTTTTCAAAATCTTCTTTCTTTGCGTTCTTGCTATAATACCAGAATGAAACAAAGGTGGCAAGTTTTCTATAAGCCTTTGAATAAATAGGATCTTCGGCTTCATCCATCTTGTGAAGAGAAGCCTGCTTTTCCTCAGTGCTTTCTCCTTCAAATAAAGGTTGAATTGGACCATCTCCCTCTTGCTTGTGCGCCATGTGCAGGCAGAACCAGCGGATTACAGCATTTACAGCAATTGAATCGGCAGTGTTTTCAAAGAGATTGGCATAAGCAGATTCATATTCAAGCATCGTTCTTTTTGCGGACATGATTGTCTCCACAATTTCATCTTCGGCAGCTTTATCTCTTTCTGATCTTGAAATCATTTTTGAATAATCGTCTTGCTTTGAAATCACAAATGCATTTAATCTGGCAAGTTCCTTTCGGTCTTCTTCTAGAATAAAGCCGCCAGAATCAGAGTATTTCTTGAGTAGCATTCCTTTTGTCAGAATGCCTTTTTTGATACAGTTAGACATTTCAATGCTAAACTGCATCTCGGCGTCTTCAACGTTTTTTCTTGAAGGATTCTTGATGATGATCTTTACAGGAACATCTTCTTGGACTTTCTGAGTAACGGAAATAGTCTTGCCATTCTCTTCTTTTGTCTCAGTTTTTTCGACTTCTTTATTTACTTTTACAGTGAAGCTAAATAGTTCTTTCATTGTTTGAAGGTGTGATGAAATTCAATTCTGACAAAATCAATTTCAGATGCAGTTTTTCTGATCGATTCATTGCCCATGTCTAAAATGCGCTTACGATAGAGCGCCATTTTGCTCTCGTCGAGATAGTTTGCCTGTTTTACTACGGGCTTAAAAGATTCTGGAGAAGAGGCGAGCAGCATTTCAAACTGCCTATCATGCTCATGCTTAACGTCTTCTAAAATGGCAAGCATCCTCTTGAATAAATCAGAGGTGTTCGCCTTAACCCTATCACTAAGATATTCCTTTCCTGTCATAACCTTTTGCCTTACCTTATATTATATTTAATATAAAAAGTGTAAAGTAAAATATGGCTTCTTCCTATATATCTGCTAGTCAAAAGACATTTATAAATGAGGCTTTTGACAATATTCATGAAACGTTCTCAAGAACAATATCAATCATCATGAATCCAGAAGTTACCATCATTTCAACTTCTCCAACATACAATGCGCTATATGATGCAGATACTAATTCTGCGGTCAGCGCGCCAACTTACACTGCCGTTACACATTCTGTAAAAGCTAGAATAAAGTATCTGAGCCAACAGAAAGACTTGTTTTCAGGAACGGACGCACAGCAAAAAGTTCTCTATCCTGCTGGCAGCGTAAAAATCAAAGTTGATGCGACGGGCTATAATTATCTAAAAGAAGCAAGAAAAGTTGAATTTGACGGGCGCAGATATGGCATCGCCTCAGACCAAAAGAGCTATGGTATGTTTGGCCCCAAATACTATTCTTTTATTCTTACCCCAATTAACGAATAAAATGGCGTTACCAAGAGAAGTCCAAAATTTGATCAAAAAACAATCTGGCAGAATCATAAGAGATTCTGTTGAAAAAAGAATTCTTTTATCCTTTAATAATTTAAAGGAACAAATGATTTCTGAATTTGCTGATCACCCCATTTCTCAGGAAATCTTAATGGGTCCAGACGCTCCAAACTTAAGCGGAACATTGGGCGGATACGGCAATTTATTTTCTTATATTGGATTTTATGCGGGAGATAGACCTCTTGATCCTATCGTAAAAATTTTAGAAAGAACAACAATAAGGTTCTCTGGATTTATTGATGACGGAGCGGTTTGGAATATATTTATGCCCGCCAAAGAAGATATTTGGGACGTAACCCCAATGCCTTGGGCTCCTGGCCGCAGTTGGGCAAAAGGAATGGAAACAGGAATATCAGGGGTAGGTTACTATCTTTATCTAGAAAAAGACATCCCCCAATCAAGATCCGAAGCCGCGATTCAATTAAAAAATAAACTCCGCACTAAAGTTAGATTTAAAAACACAAAGTACATTAGCCAAATCTTAGCTAAGTATGAAAAACTATTTTCTCAATTAGATGAAACCGCAATATCAACATAATGTCACAACGTCTTTTGCGCTTTGGTTAGACCACTATCTTCTTGACAAA